GTCTTTGATTCCTTTACTAAATTACTCAATACTTTTTTAGTCTCCTCTTCAATGAATTTAGGAAAAGTAGATGTATTTGTTACATTATTAATGAATTCTCTAAGTAATCCTTTTTGAGAATCATCCAAATTGGAATATTTCTTATTGAAGTTCTCTATTAATAATTTATAAGTTAACAATCTTAAATCTTCTGATTGTTGTTTGAATGATTCGTATAATGCATCCGCAGGTTTAACGGCGATTCTTTTATTGGTAATGTGCTCTAAAATAGTATTATTGGAATCGATAAAATCTCTAATCTCAACCTTTCTACCTAATGTTTTGGTTTCAAACACCTTATAAACAGAAGCTAATAACTTATAATTCTGTAGGTTTGATGATAAAAATTTATCCAAATCATAGGATTCTTTTATTGTTTTGATAAGATTATACTTTTCTCTATTTAGCTTATTCTCATCTAATTTTATCCTTTCATTAGCCACCTCTTCTAAGAATAACTTAGCATCATTAATTGAAGAATACTTTTCTTTAACGATTTGATTATATAATTTAAGTTCTTTAGCCAACTCTTTGTTTGAACTAAAAAACTCCTTTATAATCTTCTCAGATACATTTTTTGTCGAATTTGATAATACCTCGTGTGTAATTTGTTTGACAAGTAGTTCAAACAAAATAGCAGTATTCTTAAACTTTGAGTGTTTAACTTTCATCAGAATTTATTGTTTTTTCTTTACTATATATGTAAATATTACTTCTATAAATATTAGGAAACTTTGGATAAGTGATTTTTACACATCTGGTAAGATATTTTTATCATCTAATAGTGAACCCGTATCATCATTTAATCCGTTTATATCCTCGCTTATAATCTTTTTACCCTCTTTTCTAGCGTTATTTGATTTAATTTTATTTCGTATCGCATCTCTTAATTTCTTATCTTTATCAGCAATACTTTTAAGTTTTTCACCTATTCTACTATGACGGGTTTCTCTTCCAAAGTTACGAGTGATATCTGCTTTACCCAACGGGTCTCTTCCGAACGCATTATCATCTGTGCCGTTATCTCCTGTCAATTGAGGTCTACCTCCCAATTTACCATTCTCTGCACTAGCATCAGTCGCCTCCTGTGTAGGTTGTTCATCGGCTGGCTCAGCCATCATTCCAGTTTCAGGTTGTTCACCTTCAGCGGGTTGTTCCCCACCTTCCGGTTGCTGAGGTTGTTCTTCGTATGGGTCTACTCCTTCTTGCTCAATCTTATTTAATCGGTTTAAATCAAATGTATCGTAAACTACATTTGTTCTTTCTCCATCAATTTCTTCAGTAGAAAGTTTAAATATGTTTTGATAAATCCAATCATTAGATAACATCTTCAATGCTTTCATATCAGTTGCCAATCTAACTTTCTCAGCCCATAGGTTGATTTTCTCTTGCTCATAGATTGTAGATGGGTTAGTTAATTCCAATTTGAAATCAACCGCATCCATTCCCTCAACTCCTTGTGCAATTAAATGTGCAATAGCTATCTGAGTTAATTCGGATACTACCACTCTTTGTATTCTTTCGATTGTTCTAGCGAAACGGATATCCTCCGCTGCTAATGTAGCTTTACCATTGATATCCTCTTCGTATCCTAAGAAAGCCTTTGGAACTTTAAGTGCCGCAAATAATTTAGCTTTTAAGTAATCAATATCCTCTATCGCAGTGTATTGTAATCCTCCTAATGTATCAATTGATGTACCACTATCCCCACCTCTTACAGGCATAAAGAAATCTTCTGTGATATTCATCATATTATACTTAAGATTATAATCTCCAGTCTTTTGGTCTTGAAACGGAGTTTTCTTAATCTTATTAATAATCTTCTGCATATAGTTATCAACCTCTTGTGGAGGAATACTACCAATATCAATTTTAAATATTCTCTTTTCAGGAGCTCTCATAATACGATGTATCATCATCGCATCTTCCATCAATGTAATTTGTTTCCACAATCTTCTTGCATTTTCCAACATCGATTTACCATAAGGTAGATAGTTGGTATCTGAATATAAACGGAAGTGAGCCATCTCGAAGTTATCATACTCATGCTTACCAAATTTATCCGGGTCGACTGTGAATTTAATACCTTGCTCTTTTCTGTTAATTCTCTGTGGGTCGTTTAATCCTTCAGTTCTTGTTACATAGTAAACTGATTGAGGGTGTACGTTTATAACCCCTTCTCCTTCCGCAATCTCCAATGTGATGAAACAATCACCATATTTACAAAGGTTTCTAACCCACGGCCAAAGATTAAATTCTATGTTCATTGTATCGTAGAACAAAGATTCTAATACCTCTTTAACTTGTTGGTTTTCTGTTTTTATGGTAAGTACATCACCATATTCATTTTTTGTAGTTGATTCATCCGCATAGATATCCAATGCTGATGATAGAATTGGGTCATTATCCATTGCATCATAATCTAAAAATAATTCTCTACGAATTACCTGATATGATAATTGGGTTTGATATACATCCTGAGTGTACCCAGTTTGCAATCTATAAAATCTATCCTTTAAAGATTTAAGGTTTGTTACTTGCTGACTGTTTTCAGTATCTACGACCCTAGTCTTATTACCTTCTTTTTTAACAACTACTCCGGTAGAAAATACCTTTCGTAATCTATCAAAAAAAGAATTACTTTGTTCTGCCATTTTTTTATTTATTTTCTATAATCCTTAAAACTACACTATATATACATATATATATTAAATCTACTCTAAAAACACTATTATATAGGTAAACTTAATATAAATATTAAAATAACCATCTTACATCTTCTTTTTCCATACCTAAATCCATTTCATATGGATTTCTTTGGAAAGATTGATGATTATACACTCCAGCATCCACTCCAGTTGATGAAAAAGAGTTTAATCCTTGCTTAACTAAATCCATTCTTTCTTGCCTTAAACGTAGTGCGGTATCCCTCACCCATAACCCAATTGCCAAACACATTGTTAAATCATCATTATAACCTCTCATAGCTTCTGCTCTGTTGGTGTACCATATAAAGGTAAATAGCTCATCAATTGTTCTCATCGATTGGATTACAACCGATTTTTCTCTAAAATATTCATCTAATTTGGAAATCATAAGAGGACGAGTTTTAGCTGATGTTGTAAATCCTGCTACCTGTCTTCTATCTTCTGCTCCGTATTTGTTAGTATATTGTTTTTCTACATCAATATATTTGTAATCCGATGTTTGATAATATACATTATTATACCCCCTATCTATTACTTGTTGTAATGCAGCCCATCCAATGTTTGCGTTCTCCACAACTAATAATGCATTATTGTAATCAGTTGCAACTGAAACTAAGAAGTTACCGAATTCCTTTGTATCTATCTTACCTCTATATTCCGCAACCTGCACATTGTTAACTACATCCATAACGTGGAAAGCGGAGTAATCCGATGCATCACCTCTGGCAACGTCGGCTACAACCATATAAGATTTATTGTAGTCAGGATATTCCCATTTCCAATAATTTCCATCCCATCCACCTTTTTCAACCGGGTCTTTAACAAATGTTTCCTTATACCACATTAGGATTTCAGGAGCAATTACTGTATCTCCAGAAGATATAAAGTCACAATCACACTCTTGTGCTGCCAACTTCTCTCCTAATACTTTCGTTTGCTCATCTCTCCATCTTTGGTCTCTTTCAGGATGAACTGTCCAATGCAGATAGATTGGGTTGAATTCATTTGTTCCTTCCTCTGAACCTACCCATTGTTTGTGAAACCAATTACCCACACCATTCGGTGTAGAAAGTGCTATACAAGCTCCACCCGTTGATAGGGCCGGAGTTGCTGATGCCCAAATCTCATTAATATCCGGTACGAAAGCCGCTTCATCGACAACCAATAGTGATAAGGCTTCCGAACGACCTGCATCAGGTGAAGATGGAATTGCCTTTACTTGTGAACCATTTACTAATCTAAGTGATAGTTTGTTATCTTCCTGTGTCGCTACCTTTAACCAACTCGGTAAGTTATCATACATAACCCTTACCTTAGTTACTAAGTTTTTAGCAACCTCCTGCTTAATCGCAATTACAAGTACATTATAATCCTGATTGAATATCATCTTCCACAAAGAATATCCTGCGGTTAATGTGGAGATACCCGTTTGTCGGGATTTAAGAACTAAGTTATATCGATGTTCTTTAAATTGTAATAAAGTTTTTTCCTGATATGGAAATAACTCAAACCTTAACTTACCCTTTGTAGGATGTTGAATCTTACAATACTTACGCATGAAATATACGGGGTCTGCCGCACATTTAACATACTCTTGTCTGATTACATCCTTTAAAGATAATTGTTTATCCTGCATTAAAAATTCTGTTTATGATAGGGTTGTTAAGTTCTCTTAACTTTTTATCATATATAACTATATCTTCTTCCAATTCTAACAATCCTTTATCAATATTAGCAATTTCTAATTCCATATCAGCTTTCATTTCATCCATTGGTTTTGGTAAATGCCATATCTCAGTTTGTCCGTTTTCTAAAATATATTCATATTGAGGTTTGAGTTCTTTGATACCACTTTGTATTTGCTCTTTAGCTTCTTTTGCCTTAGCAATAGCTCTACCAAATATTCTATAATTTTTATATTCTTCAAACACTCCTAATTTAGTTGCTTCCACATCTATTTCTACATTACAATCGATACAAAATCCAGATTGTTTAATTAAAATTTTATCGTTTGGTCCATATTTTTCTTTTTTGCAATCTGAATTTTTACAATTATCCTGTTCTCTTAAAAATTCTCTTGCTGATTGAAATGCCTCGTGATTCTTACCTGTTTTTAGTACGAATCCTTCTTTCTGTTCGTATCGGTAGATATCATCTTCCCATACTTCACCAACCTCTCTTTTGATATGAGGATTAGATTTTTCATAACCAAACGCTTTTGATGGGTCTTCCCCTCTAAACACAAAATCCACCAATTCTCGGCGGGTTTTATGCATTAAATCTTTTCTAAATTCTTTAGCCATATAACCTATTTTGTATATCTATATATATTATGGAAAATGAGATTAAGGTAATTTTACAACCTCAATCTTAATCTTAGGAGTGTACCCATCTGGCAACTCAACCCTAACTCCTTCGAATGATTCTACTTTACTTTCAAAGTAATTTATCTGTAGTATTCTATCAGTAAGATTCATCACAGTTTGAGAAGATGTCCACATTTCATCACTTTGTCTTCTCATATTTAATTGTGAATCTGTTTTAAAAAATTCTTTTCTCATTGCCGCAGCTATCTCTGTCCAATCACTTACCTTATCTACCGATTTTTCAGCAGTTGTTTTTCTCATCTTAGAAGATAGATACTTAATTCCGTTTGTATATCCTGCATCTGTAAATACATGTCCATGATTAGTTCTAACTACAGGACTTTCAGTATTCTGTAATTTTACATCCGGTGTATGCTTTGATGTAGTTTCGATACTAACCATATGTTTTGGAGATGATACAAATGTATGACCTTTTAAAGATAATGAACTCTTACCCTTATATGTAAGTGCTGCTTTGATTGCCTGTTTAAGTGTAGGTTGTTTAATGATGTTTCTCATTTTGTCACCATCTGGTCCAGGTTTACCAACCTTTTTAACCAATTTCTTTTCAGCTTCATCATGCCCAACTAATAGAGCAGAATTGATAACTCCTATACCATTTGCATTCATACCTTCACTCCAGTCGGTGATTATATCATGTAAGTATGCAACTTCTACACCATCTATAATGGTGTGAACTATTTCTAATTTAGGTTTATATGCTCTATCTCTATTTTTTGCTAGGATAAATTTATCATTAACCTCCTTAGATACAATAATGCATTCGGTTACAGGTTTGCTCATTACGGGAATATTATAATAATAAATATTAAAATTAAACAAATAGATTATATCTATTAAAACTATTTTCTATAACGCTTTCCATAGAATTAGCTTCCCATTTCATATCCAGCAGGTAAGCAACTCTAATACTATCACCTGTATTTACTATATTATGTTCTATTTTTTGTGAATCGAACCAATGTACTCTACCATCTTCAAATCTGGTATTATACTCTACATCATCTATTCTAAACCAATTTATACATTTCTCATTTGAAACTATCGGTAGTATAAACCTTCTATATTCATTCCCACCATCTTTATGCCAATTTAATTGACCAGATGAATGTGTAAAAAATAAAAATATATTATCTATTTCCATTCCTTCAAATATCGGAAGAACCAATTCGTTGAATACCTTTAACTTAGGAAGTTGATACATCTTATCTAGGTTATGCATCGAAACATTTGGAGTTTCCGGAGAAATTGAGCTAGTATCATACTGAGCTTTTATTTCTTTTAATAATAATTCCGAATCGAACTTTATCTTTGAAGTATATAATTCCATTATCTGCTGAATGTGAATATTCCTAAAATTTGATTAAGTGGTGCAAATGCTCCGGTCAATTTATATGTAGCTCCCTTATATGAGAATACGATACCTTCGTTTGGAACTATCTTATCAAACCCACCTAATGCATTTAATCTAGCCAATTCTATTTCTAATTTAGCTAAGTTTTTCGCATCACCGGTTGCTTTAATTGAAGATATAGCGGTTTCTAATCTACCAACCATCTGTTGCTTAGCCGCTTCTGGATTCGCAGTTAATACCGATGTCATAAACGAAAGTACATCTGCTCCAACTCCTAAGAATATCTCTTCAAACTTAAGAAGATTATCCTTTGTTATTTTAGCCTGGTCTTTCTTATCTGTTTGGTCTGCCCACGTTTTTAATTTAGAATCTTTAATATCAGCTAAACGGAAACTCTTATCACCAAACGCCCATCTCTTTACTAATCCTATCTTTTGTTGCTCATCCAATGAAGATGCGTTTTTATCAACGAATTGTCTCCACCAAGCCTGATGGTAATCCGCTACACCATTCTTATCAGTTAACCCAAACTCAGATTGTAATTTAGAAATCATTCCTAAATATACAGGTTGTTTGGCTTTTAAATCTTTATTAACAGGTAATTTTTGAATAGGAGGCCCTTGTATCGTAAACTTAGATTGAACATCCGCATTTATCTTTTTAACCATTGCCGCTAACTTAGCTCCTGCTGCAGGATTCTCTCCTACTGCATCACCCGTTTCATTATATTCCATTGTTCCATGAAATACTAATAATGATGTACCATAAGGAACTACGTTTGTATTCTCAGGATAAATGATTTCACAATTCATAAAACATTTACCATTTTTGAATATATCTTTTTTATCTTTATCCGATAATCCTTTTACAGCTGATTCCAAATCTTTAATTGCGAAACTAAACGCATCGGATACAGAACCTCTACCAGCAAACTTACTGATTACATCCTGCACTCCCATAGCATCCTTTCCACTATTCTTTAAATGTGATTTATTTCTAGCTGCCACCAATCTACCATTTACCCAACTAATAGCCAATGCCTGTCCATCTGTTTTCTCTCTAGCTAATTCCAACTTACCACTTAATGCTTTCTTAACAATATTCTTTAAATCCGCAAATGTAAGATTCATCTGAACATCGAATGGATGATTCATATGTCCATATGCTCCACCTTCCATTATTAGAGATTCGGTTGTGAATACTGGAGTAGCCGATTTGAAATCCGCTTTTCTCATTACCGTTTTAGCAATCAATTTATTAGCAACTTTCATAAATGCTATATTGATTTTAGAACGGTTATCGAATACAACAAATTCTTTATATTGCTTTAAAAACTCTAAGAATTTCTTTTTATTCTTTGCTAATCTTTTAAAGAATCCAGTTAGTTCTGCTGGTGAAATTTCCTTACCATTACGAGGGTCATTTAATCTTTGAAAGAAATGGTCTGTTTCTTTTCCTAATTCTATATCCTCTGGACTCATCTGAGCATCTGCATATTTCTCTACTGCATCCATATCAGTTTTCGCCATTTCAGAGAAAATCTTATCTAATTCTTCTATAGGTTCATATCCTCTATCTTCTGCATCAGGTGCGTTGGTTTGATGACCGGATTGTTTTTTTCTCTTATCATCAAAATCTATAGTATCTAATTCAGCAGGATATCCATAATCAGGTGAGTAAGCTGAAGTTTTATGATGATGATTAAATGCATCTTCAGCCCCACCTTTTTTATCAGGTATATGATTTTTTGTATTTATTGATTCGAATGCAGATGGTGTTTTTATCTTATACCAACCTCCACCAGGTGTTCTAAATATTCTAGCTGGTATTTCCAATATTCCATTTGATGGTAATTTAGATTGATACTTTTTATCTATACCGATTACCTTTACTATGAATACTTTTTTTATATTATCCGCACCAATCAATTCGGTTTCAACTTTTACAGGCTGCCCACCTATCTTTAAAGTTCCACCAAACAATTGTCCTTTTGTAAATGCTTCGTTTTTTGGAGTTTCTATTTTATCTAACTTATCATAGTACTTAGGGTCTTCGTATAAATGGTCAAATGCAATTTCTTTAGCAACATTAACATCTGTTGTATGTTCCATCTCTACCTTCATACCCTTTTTAAGGTCTTTAACAATAGTATCAACACTTATATTGTGTTTTTTTGCAATATCATTAAGAGTCATTCCTTTTGCTAATCCTCCTGGTATCTTATCTTCTCTAAATGGTTTTACAGGTCCCTTTATGGTAGCGTGTTTTTGAGCCCAATCATCTTCCATATGAGATTGTGCAATACCTAAATTTGAATCTTTATCTAAAGCCTTCGCCAATCCTCCCATTGCTCCAAAATTAGGAGTGTTAGGTGTCTTAGGTTGTGTTAAATATGGAGAAGGTGTTCCTACCGTATCAAAATCAAACCCTAATCCTTTTGGATGTGGTTGTTCCTTTGGGTGTCTAATATTACTTACATCATCATCTTTAGCTTCCCAAAATCTTTTTATCTTTTTAACTTTTTTACCAGCTTCTACGTTTTCCCAATCTTCTACTTTATGTGGTTGCATCGCAGGGTCTAAATTCGTTCCTTTTATATTTTGAACCTTATAGTATAGTTTTCTGAACTGAGATTCTGTATCTTTAGTCCTACCTTTACCTCGCATTGCATCAGCTCTAGGTTTGTCGATTTGTTTCATTCCCAATTGCTTCAACCACGGCTCAGGTTTTCCTCTATCTATAATTCTTAGGATACCATCCGGAGTATATCCAGAATCAGGTTCACCATCTGATTCAACTCCACCCGTTCCAGCTACTTCTGATAATACCTCTTCTGATAACTTGTTTAATTTAAGAGTAATCAGTTTAAATATCTGCTCATCAAATTTAGGATATACTTTAATAAATAATTTCTTCCTTTCCTCAGTTTCGCCACTTCCTAGCCACTTACGAACATCAGTTCCACTAATTGGATTTGGTTGAGCAGGAGATGCGTAAACATATCCTTTATCCTTATATCCCATTTCTACTTTACCCTTATATGGAGTAAAATATTTACCACTTAATCTCATTTCATCCTTTTCACCAACCACTGTAATAAACCCAGTTGTTTCTTCTGGATAATTAGCCAACACCTCCATTGGTGCATATGGATTTCTAACCTCTACGATTTTATTAGATGGTATCCCAAACATCTTCTGCATAATCATCTTTTTCTCCCTAAAATTAAATGGAGATTTTTGATTATCAGTTTTATTGGAGGTTGCGATATACACACTATCCTTACCAAATTTCTTTATAAGATTCTCATAGGTTGCGTAATGCCCCTTATGAAATGGTTGGAATCTACCGGAATATACCACAATGGTCTTCTCTATCCCTTCCAAAAGAATCCCATCCACCAAAAATTGAGTTAAACTATTCATATCTTTAATAAATATCAAAAAGTGTCGTATTTCTCTTTTATATACCCATCCAATAATTCCGCAAATCTTAAGTGTGCAAAGTAGCCAGGATGTAAATCCATAGTTAGTAGGTCGGTTTCCTCCGCTATGGTAGAGTTAGTATCAACTGAAAATTGATGAAAATCAGTTATTATCATATTACCTAACTTAATATTAATTAAATTATTCTTTTTTAAATCGGAGTGAATACTTGCATTAAATTCTCCATTTGTAAATATAAACTTTATATTATGATATTTCAGATATGTAAGAAATGTATTAATTTGTCTAACTATTTTATTATATTCCGATTTCCTAGTATGAAAATTATCTAAATACATCTTAACATTCTTAGCACCTATCTTCTCCAAATCACCAGTTATAGAATAATCTCTACACGCATACCATTGTATTATGGTATCATCTCTATAATCATCAGTAGAGTATTTAATATTAGTTATTATATAATCATCTAAAGTCTTTGAAAACATATCTAATCTTCCCAAAGATGGTAACTCTAAAATTAAAAATATACTATCTTTTATTTTAAAATTATTCTGTACAAATTGATATGCCATTCGGATTACTCTCTCCGTACCTCCTCCACTTGTAGCTTCATTAACTACATCACATCCAATAATACCAGCTAACCTATGAGAATATGTTATTTCCGTTTGAGTATCCCACCATACGCCATATCGGGTTTTATAATAATCCCTAATGTAGGTTATATCATCTGTTAATGTTCTATCAATTTCTAAGCCACCAGCTGCAGAATGAGAGCATCCATTACAATAAATTAGCTTTATATTCTTCACCTAAAATTTCTTTACATAAATTAACTTCAGCCATTTCATAATCGAAGGTAAGAAGTTTCATTTGGTTATATAATAAAATATCCTCTATTTCTTTAATCTGTATTTTCAAGTCTTCTATTGGTATATTACAGATTCTATTGATTTCCACATTTACCATAGATAGTCGTTTTATATCATCAAACTCTGTATCGTAACTTTCATCTATAAATCCATCAAATGTTTTAAACCCCATATCCCTAACCGCTTTTAAATATAAAGGTGGAGCTACTATTAAGAATGGTTGGAGATACATTATCGGTTTAAATATCTTTTCCGATATGAATCCTTGTTGTTTAAAAAATATGGTATCACTAATCAAACTTATAAATGATTTTTTATAAACTGATGTATCCTCAAACCCATAACCACTTATCTTAAGAGTTGTATCAAAATCTACTCTATGCTCCGGTAGAGTTAAAACATACTGATAATCCTCCCATAATCCTAATTCTTTTATTTGGTTCTCATAATCAAATCTATGCTCTCCCAAACTTTCATAAAACTTTGGATTAAATGAAATTAAGAATTTAGATTGCAACTGATTTTTAAACACATTTGTTATAATGTTTATACGATGATGGTGTAACCATTGATTAAAACTTAGGAAATGAAATTCTTTTTGAGAATAATCTAACAATTCAGGAATGTAATTATCTTTTAAATTACTTTGGAAGTATTTCGCACTTCTGTTTAGATAATA